CAATTGGATGAGTGCACCGAATTATAGCGGCTCGTGTCTTCTCTCTTCTGCGTGAACATGGCAACATCCGTTTTATTTGCTGCGTCTGGAAACGGCTTTAGTTCCTTCATGTCATCGACGGAGATAGGTACCAACCGGTCGGTTGCGTTGATGCGGAAGCGCCGGAAGCCTTGCGATGAAGGCGACTGGAACAGCGTCTGTGTGATTACAAACACTAACCGTCCATCTTCTACTAGCCACTTGTCAGCCGTGGTGTAGGTGATGATGGCGGAAATGTCTAATTCGTTGCCACCGTGGAACTTGGTATCCGAGAAGATGGCGTACTTTTCACAGGTGGGCTTAGCTCGGTTCCGGTATGCCTCTGGGAGATTCGACCATCGTACCTAGGGCAGATTACCAACAATGGCATCAAACTGCCCGGCAGTAGCTGACCAAAAGAAGTTGCGCACGATCCTGAACCAAATACCGTTCCAGTTCTGCCGATGTAGTGCGAGCACTTGGTCATAGGTCGTCTTGAGGTGGTCATTCCACGCATTGGCCTGCGTCTTGCTCAGTATTTTGGCCTTCACCAACGCCTTAGAAACAGGCGGGAATTCAGTGTCGTTTTTAATTTCTTTTCCCATAAAGGTTTTAACTAAGAATAACAATAAAGCTGACATAGCTATCCAGATTATGTCTTTATCTCTGCATTTCTGTCTGTGTTCTTTCCCGTCAACCTTATAATCAAAACCATACTCCAAAGTTGTAGTTTTAAACTCATCTATAACATTGAAATAATCTTTTTTCTGTGTTTCTGTATCTAATATCCACAAGTGTTTATCTTTATCCCAATTTAGGTATTTATCATTTCCTTGTGGCTTAGGTACTTTTATTATTTTTTTATTTTCTATGAACTCGCCTACTTCAAGAGTTATTTCAATATCATTCGCAACTTTTTCATCTCTTGTCATTTCTCTAATTGTGTTATTATCGAAAATTGGATAGTTGAATGCTGTATCTCTTTCAATTATCATTGAATTGTCTTTTTGAATGTTAGGATAATATCCAAAAATAATATCCCAACCTCCATACAATTTAACTTCATCAGAGGTTAAATTTACATCAAATAATAATTTTGGTATTTTTTCTTTTGAATAAATATAAAACATAAATTAATCTCCTTTCAAAAAAATAGTATTTTAGGTTATCTGTCCCACCACAGATAGATTTTAAAAAAGTGTATAAATTGGAAAATTTATATACAACTAAGGAAGAAAAAACAAAGCTAAGCTTAGCACAAATTAATAATGTAGATTTGAATAATATTATAGAGCCAGGGTTTTATACCTCCTCAGGTTGGTCCAATAATATTATAAATATTCCAACAGAATTGAATCATAATGAAGGAAGAGCTTTTTATTTACTTGTTTTTTCCTTAGAAAATGGGGCTTACTGCCAACAGATTTTGTATAGTTTCAAAGGACTTATATTTTTTAGAGCTAAAACAGGTGCTAATAGTGGTTTTAGCCAATGGAGAAGAATTTGATAAATAGAAAAATTAAATTTAGGGTTATGGTAAAAAGCAATACTCAGCAAGTTAGATTAAACTATATTGCAATAGGATATTAATTATAAAAAACTTTAGTTGTAAAAGCATTGAAAGCGGATATATCAGATACTATATTTCCATTTTTAACAGATATTTTGTGAGGTTGGTAGAAATATATATTTTTATTAGACCCTATCATATAAGTTACAAAATATCCATCTAAAGTTAGATTATTTTCTATGTTATGTATTATGCCACTGCTTTCTACTCTAAAGTTTGATTTTACTACCATATAACCATCTACTATTAATTTACTATCATTTAAGTACTTTATAACAATTGTGAAATTTGAAGTTTCTAGTTCTATAACTTTGATTAGATTTTCCAATCTATACACATTTTCTAATATAGACATATCTATAAAATTTCCGTTTGGCATAGGAGCAGGTCCACCAATTTTACACTTATAATATTTTTTTGTTAGTTCTGAATAATAGGCATTCCCAACAACAGCATTTGAAATAGGAAAATCTCCATCATGTTTTCCAACTGCTGATACAAGCCTATCATTTAAACCTTTTGAATTCTTTTCTGTATCACCTTTTAACTTTAAAATATAATCCTCAATTTTCTCCCATACTTCATTCCAAAACTCTCTAAATTTACCTTTATGATTTGCTTTCCATACTGGTAATTTTAATTCCTTTGTGACTTTTTCAACTTCTTGTCTACCTTGTGGGTCTTCTATCCATTGTGCCATTTTTACCTCCTTGAAATTTTAATTTTTTCTATTTGTTCTAATGTCATTTCTTCTAATTCTGATAAACTGTACATTTCAATATAATACTCATCTCTTGCTAGTGTAATCTTTTCTATTTCTTCAAGTGTCATTTCATGTAACTCAGAAATTAAGTAGTCTTCTACATAGATTCCATTGATAATTTCTAAACCTACACCTGCACCTTTAATTTTTCTAACCAAACTAAAAACCTCTTTTTTATCTATCTTTTCGGGAATGCTTATAACAATTTTTCCAGATAATTCAAGTATTTTAAATTCAGTTTCATTTAATTTAAAATATTCTGATAATATTCTTACAATTTCTTGTGGACTTCCTAAAAATTGTAATAATGTTATTTCAAATTTTAATAATTTTCTGTACTCTACATCATTAAGTCCATTTCTTTGAATTTTAAAATTACTTCCTAGCAAATCTAATAAATAACCTTCTGATTTATCTATATCATTAAAATTAGAAATTAAATTATAAATATCTCTTATTCTAAAATGCTTGTTTTCTGCTATCTCGAACATCTTTTTTGAATAAATTGTATTGTGATATATATGTGGTACTCTACTTAATATCATAAGTCCACCTCAATAGTTATGTCATCTGATGTAGCAACTGCAATTTCTTTTTTAGATAGCTTATAATCTTTTTCTAATTCACTATATTTAACATCTCCTAATTTAAGTTTTAGTGTTTTTATCCCACTTGTATTTTTATAAATTTCTCCAATTAATTTATATAGATAAATAGTTCCAGCTGGCTCAACTTCATCTAAATATTTTAAGTAAATATTTTTTATTACTTTTTTAAAATCTTCTTTCCAAATCTCCTTAATCGCTTCAACTTCAACTTTCAAATATATAGTCTTTTCTGTTGGTCTTGTAAAACCTACTGTTATTTCTCCAAAATTTTTTGTAATATCTCCAACGGTTCTTATTCCTGCAATTTTATATTCATATAATGCTTTTAAGATATTTTCATTAGTATCACCATAACAAATACACTCATAACTATGTGCTAATCTTCCATCACTATCAAAATCATCTGTATCATTTTCTATAACTTGACACTTCTGTACATTTGTATTTTGGAGTATGTAATTTTTTATGCCTTCTGTTGTAAATGAACTTTTTCTATCTAATCTTTTTAAATATCTTTCTCTTAACTCTGTATCTGTTTCTAAATTTTTACCACCAAGAGTATTTAATTTGTTATTAATTGATATAACTCCTGTTAAAATCTCTGTTTGTTCTGTTATTGCTCCTGCACTTACATTTCCATCTGTTCCACCATCTAAGGCTATTACTTCAATATCTGTTTCTCTTTGAGTAGTTGTAATAGTAGATGTATTTAGTGTTACAAACTTAACTCCTGATTTAGTTTCTACAACCCAAGCCTGTGGTATTTGTGTTCCAATTTCTGCTGTAACTGTAATCTTGCCTACTGCTTTTTTTGCTTTATTCCAAGTCATACCTAAATGGCTTGTTATAGCATTCAAATTGCTCCCAGTTGCTGTATAAACTGATAACTGATTAAATGCTGATAACGCTTGTAAATAACTGTCGTATTCTTCTGCACTATCAAACCTTAACCAAGCAATTATGATATTACTATCTGTTTCTCTTAGGTCAGGCTTTACACTTTTAAAGTCATTTAATTTTCTTGTATAAATTTCATCTATTGTTGGCACTATAAAACCTTTATCTGTTATCAAATTGTGTACACCTCCCCATTAATTCTTATATTAGCAACTAAAATATTATCTTCAAATTCAATGCTTTCAATCTTTTCAACTCCATCATATTTGTTTATAACTTTGCTAACTTCTTGAATTATCCTATTTTTATTATCTTTTAATTGTAAAATACCTGTGTTAGTATCATTTAAGTATGGAGCACCCCAAGCTGTATTTAATGCAAACTGTCCTTTGTTTTGTTCCAGTTCAACTCTAATAGCTTGTACCAAATCTTCTGCATTACTAACAATTTCACATACTCCATTATTAAATACTAATTCGCAATCTTTATCTAATTTTGGACTTGTCATTTAACCCTCCTAATTAGCACTACTTGTTGATGTTGGACTTTGGTCACCAGGTCTATAAGTATGTGTATGTCCTTTAAGACTCTTACCTGCTCCTTGTACATCTTCTGTTGCTGTAACTCCACCAGTTATTGACACATTTCCTGTTTGTTTAGTATCCCCAGTTTGTGTTGTATTACCATTTATAGTTAAATTTCCATTTAAAGTAACATTACTTGTGATAGTTGTTTCATTGCTTCCAGCAAGTATTGTTATATCTCCATTACCTTTAATTTCAATTCTAGTTCTAGCACCTTGTAAAATTATATCTTCTGAATTATCTTCAAAACCTTTTTCACAACTTCCTATGATATAAGGCTCATTCAAACTAAATCTTTCAAGGCTTGTTTCGTCTGATATTGTTGTTTCAGAAAATCCAACCCATACAATATCACCAACTTTACGAGGTATTTGAAAAGTCCAACCACCAAATTTAAGAAAATCTAACCTTACATCTATAAGTGGAGGATAGTCTATAAGTTGTTTACATAATTCTCTTTTTGCTAACGGTTGCACAGTACAAGTTCCAGCACCGTGATTAACTGATGTTATTTTACAAGGTAAACTTGTGTGCAATTCGTTCAAACTATCATCTATTAATGTTTTTATAACTTCTATCATTAAACCACCTCTACTGTTGCCATTGCACTAAATGTTTCAAGACCACTTGCTAAGAAATCACACTCTTTCACAACTACTTTTCCTTTAAAAGTTGTGCTTTCAATCTCTAATAATTGCCCTATTTTTATAAGTGGAATTAGCAAACATTCAATATCAAATTTTTGTTTGCCTTTCCCAGATGTTTTATTATTACTTTTTTTCTTACTGCTACTTTTACTATTTTTACTAGCTTTCTTTTCATCTTTTTTAATTTCTGCCTTATCCATTTTTTTATCTACTCTTATAAGTCCCTGCTCTCCTCCTAAGTGAATAACACTTGAATAAACTTTATTAGGTAACTTAAATTCAATAGATGTATTTGTAAACCTTGATATTGTTCCAGTATCTCTTGCAAGTATTGGTATAACATTTGATAATCTTCCACTAAATACCTTGCCATTAGGATATACTGTATCTTTTCCTAATTCCTTTATATCCATAGTAAAATTACACATTTTTTCAATTTGCTTTATAACTTCACTTGCCTTAATTCCAGCCTTGAATTGTCTATTTATAATAGTGTTTGTATAAGCTCTATTGTTTGGAGTTGCTTCAATAGTAGTTATAAAATCATTTTCATCTCTTGAAGTTGTTATACTTTCAACTATACCATTAAATATAACTCCGTGTAATTCTCTATATCCTGCGTCAATGGACACATCTTGATTTTCTTTTAACTTTTGTTTTGTTGTTTCTGATAAGTTATATAGTTTTATAGTTGCTATATCGCTCTTATTATCATCAGTACACTTAACCTCAAAATCAATGTCTAGTTGCTCATAATCAAAAACTATCTCTCCTATTGTTATAAGTCTAACTTGCTTCCATAACTTCGCCATATTCATCACCTATTAAAAAGAACTTATAATCTTTATTAAAATTTTGAGGAGTAATCTTATCTTTTTCTTCTGCAAATTCATTAATTTTTATACATCTTAATTGAAGATTAGTTTCATTTCTTACTAAACTTAAAAAATCAATATTAGGTACTACCTTATTAAAACCTGTTATCCTTTGATTTAAGCCGTCTAAAATTGATAGGTATATAAAACTATCATAAGTATTATAAATTAGCTCTAAATTAATATTATTAGGTAATTCGGCTATTATTCCTCTACTCTCTATATCTGTTACATCAATTTCTATTGCTTTCATTTTTTCTCCTAACCTGCTAAATTTTTTAAAGTGCTTTTACCTCTTTCTTGCTTTTGGCTTGTAACTTTATTTACTTTGTTTTTTTCTGCACTTGTTGGAGTGCTAACCTTAGCTGTTGTTCTTTTCTTTTTACCACCAGAAGTTTTAGCTTTCTTGCTATCCATTTTTACATCAGTTTCTTTTATTTCTCCAACTTGTATCTGTCTTAAAGTTATATAGTAAGTAAAGCCAAATTTTTGCTCTCCTGTTTCCATTTCTTCAATATTTTCAATTATCATATGTTCATAAGTGTCTCTATTAGAAAAAACAAACTGTACTTCTTCGCCTAATTCTTGTAATTTCATTAATTTATCTCTATTCAATAAATAATCTCTGCTGTTATCTACAACAGTTATATTAATTATCATAGGCTCTTTTCTAACACTATCACTTATATTAAAACCATTCTCAACCCTTTTAGTTGGTAGTGTCATTGGTAAACTTCTTGTCTTTTCTGATATAACTTCAAGTGGTATATCTTGTATATAACTTTGATTAGAGTTTTCCAGCATACTTAAAGCCATATCAACTGCTTGTTTGAAAAAACTCATAGTATCCTCCTAATATGTAAGACCCATTCCTACTTGTGCTTTCATTCTTTCTAAATTTTCTTTATCTTTTTTCAGTAAAAAATTCACTATATTTTCAAAACCATTTTTCCCATCTTTACTTTCATTAATTGTTACATCAGTTTTATAAGTAGGGTTATAATTAACTGTTTGATTAGCTGTTACTTTTTTTGTAGCATCGACTATCTTACCATCAAGAGTTCTAGTTTTTTTAGCTTCATTCCATTTATTTATAGCCTCGTTAATATTTGTTGGTAATTCAACCTTTATGGCTTTATTGTTTTTTTTTTAA